GAAGCCGTCTCCTGAAGAGCCGTCATAAACCATCATCACTTGGTTAGAACTACTATCAAACCACAAGTCACCAGTTGTTAGTGAACCTCCGTCAGCTCTTTGTGTTGGAGCTGAAGTTGATATCTGATATAAATCAGCAAAGTTTTCAATATCAGCTAGGTTATTACCGCAAGCCACCACCTGAGTGATGTTTGAAGCAACAGCATTAACCTCAGTAGCTTTTGCCTGTAATCTATGAAATGCGTAAGTATGTAATGTACTTGTTGTCTCAAGTATCATTCCAAACCCTGAAGGTATAACTCCAGTTACGCCTGTAATAGTGACAGTGTTACCAGTTCCTGCACCATTTGCGATGGTGACTGTTCCGGAGCTGGGGGTAAGATTTGTTGATACAGCTTTAACAGACACCACAGTGCCATTACCATTATTGATATCCGGATTAGCTGTTGGGAAAGAAGTTTCATTTGCTAAAGGTACAAAGCCTCCTACGTCATCAAGTAAATCAATTATTCTTGCGTCAATAGCAGCAGTAGTTGCTACTTTGTTATCGACACTAGACCATGTAACTCCACTAGCAATAGTTTCTGAAGAATCCTGTCTAAGGAATAAAGCTTCAGCTTCTGTTTCTGTGTAGTATCTGTTGTCTAGTTGTCCAGCATTTAATTCAGTCTCTGTGTAATATCTGTTGTCTAACTGACCGGCATCTAGCTCAGTCTCTGTGTAGTATCTGCCATCAGCAGCACCACCAGTTATCTCAGATTCTGTAAAATATAAACTATTTAATTGACCACCGTTAAGCTCTGCTTCGGTGTAATACCTAGTATCTAATTGTCCAGCATCTAGCTCAGTTTCTGTGTAATATCTACTATCAATTAAACCACCAGAGGTGAGTTCAGTTTCAGTAAAGTATCTGTTATCTAGTTGACCAGCATCTAGTTCTGTTTCAGTGTAATATCTACCATCAATAACTCCGCCATTAAGTAGCTCAGTTTCTGTGTAGTATCTTCCGTCAAGTGAACCACCTGTTAATTCTGTCTCAGTAAAATATCTATTATCAAGTTGACCAGCGTCTAGCTCAGTCTCTGTGTAATATCTATTATCTAATGAACCAACTGCTATATCTTCTTCAACAATAGTTCTGTTAACTATGTTTGCACTAGCTACAGTTATGTCTGTCGGAAGTGCTCCAGATCCTAATTTAGTAAGTCCAACTGTATCGTTGGCTAGTTTAGAACCATCTATATTTGCACTATTACTAACATCATCATTAACTATTGAGCCATTAACAATGTTGTCAGAATTAACTGTTATTCCAGATTTAAGTAATCCATCAGCAATCTTAGTATTAGCTATATTTGCACTTGCATTGATGTCAGCATCAAGGATAGTTCCATCTTTTATTTCAGTAGAAGTTACTTGCCCTTCTTTTATATCTGCTGTAATTATTTTGTTTCTGTGCTCAACAGCAGCAAACCTACCCATATCATGTATGGCATTAAGGTCAGAAGCTTTGATTGCAGAACCAACAACAAAGACTGCTGCTGGTGTATTTACATCAGTTTCTCTATATATGTGAACGTTACCTGTCCCTGCTGCTGCAGTGGCTCCAAGGGTAACGGTTGTACCGCTTACGGTGTATTCGCCAGTACTTGGACTACTAGCTACATAAGTTTGTAAAGCTCCATCAATTCTTACTTTGATGTCACTTGTTTTTAAATATTCAATTGTGATGGCGTAAGAGGTGGCTCCGCCATTTTTAAATTCTTCAGTTGTTTGTACCGCCATTAGGTTCCACCTATTCGTTTGCTATTTTTAGAACTCCGTCTATATCGCCTTGTTTAGCTGCTTCTATGATTTCTTTTTTCTTAATTTCTTTAGCCTTAATTCCAGCAAGAATCTTAGGATCTAAACTACTTTCAGCTATTTTCTTTGCTTTTACAAATGCTCTATCTAAACGAGTGTATATCTGTGCGAAATCAGAAATTTCTAAATCTTCTCCAGATACGCCATAGCTTCTAGCAGTCTTTAATATTTCAATAAAGCCAACCTTTCCTTTTAGGAATGGATACTCTCTACCTCTATAAGTAATTTTGTCAGCATCTTTTATTATTTTCTTTATTTCTTTTTGGAATATTGCTTGTTCTCCTATTTTTGCACTAAGAGCTGATCTTTCATGGTTCTCTAACTCTGCACCACCTGTACTTGTAGCTACTTGTGGAGAGTAATTATATTCAGCTTCCATTAACCATTGTTTTTCTGGGCTCATAGTCTCAGACACCTTGATTGGTGAATAAGCATTCCAAGCTCTTGTCCAGAAAGATTCTGGGTAGCCTACTTTACCGCCATCAATTGGATCATATAGCTCTGGCAAAGATCTTTCAGGATCAAATGCGTCTAACCAATTGTTTCTATTTCTCCAGTTGTCAATCATCTCACCCTTAATATCTCTAAGAGCTGGATTCATAACACGACCAATTTCATTTCTAAAACCACCTAAAGGAAACATGTTGTTACCCATAGATGCACCCCATCTATTTAAAGCTTTAACGTCACCTTGTAAGATATCGTTTAATGGCTCCACATTAGATAGAACGGATTTATTAACCATTGAAGCTGCAAATATAAATGATAATTTCTGAAACATTTGTTCAGTCCAAGCAGAACTAGCTAAATCAAAGTTATCAGCAACGTCTACAGTAAAAGCTAACCAGTCACCAATTGGTCCAAGAAACTCATAAGAAGCTTCCAAGTTAGTCCCGGGAACTCTTATTGTTTTTGGCTTCCAACCTAGTTTTACTCTGGTTCTTTGTCTGGATTTGTCATAGTGACCATTACCAGTAATAACTCCTTCTCTAAATAGTTTTAAAGCTCCAAAAGTAGACATAGTGCCTAAAGCAACTCTGCCTTTGGCAGTGGCTCTAATTGTTTTAAATTTAGCTAAATAATTTTCATCCATGGTTTGACCATGACGACTTAATACTTCGGCTATTTCTTCGATATCAAAGTCTTCTACCTTTTTACCTAATCCGGGAATTAATCCCATAGGACCCCAAAGTTGGTTGTACTCTCTAGCAAAAACACCACCGGGACTATATTTACTGAATATATCTATTACGTTTACCGCAGTACGAGGAAACATAAAGTGTGTCCTTGCAATAGGAAATTTATTAATTAACGCACCAAAGCCATCTACCCAGTCATTATCTAAGTTAAGAGCAATTTCACTATTAGCCCATTCAACAGCTTTGTTAGTTATCATTCCTTCTTCGTCAAAATATGTTTTATAGATATCATCTGACGCTTTAGTAATACCGGCTTCAGTTATCTCATCACCATTCTTCAACATCTTGTCAAAGGCTGTATATCTAGCTTCAATAGAACCTAAAGCAGATCTAGAAAATCCATCTAAAGCTGTCATAGCATTTACACCAAATCTAAGAGTTGGGTCTTGAGCTATGTCAGTAAGTGTTTCGTAGAGGTTAAGTATAGCCATCGGACCATCTTCACCATTCTTCTGGGCAGCTTGTGCATAAGATGTAAGCCACTCAATATCATCAGATATTTTTAATCTAATATCCTCTCTCATTACATAAGAAAGTTTGGTTGGATCAGTAGCAGCTTTTCTATATACAAGACCCATATGTTTATAGGCTCTACTTAATGTGTCACTCATAGAATGATGTCCCCACCACACACGTTTCATAGTGGCTAGATCACCACTCATAAGGCTTCCTACCATTGGAGAAACAAAGTTACTTGATAATCCACCAGCGTTACCAACTAACGCCCTTATAGGCGTAGCTATGGCACTTAGAGTATTGTTAAATATAGTGCTCATAAACTGTTTGTTTACGAGTGAAGGCATGTCAGGATTAGCATCAATAAATGCTTTAGATAACGTTGCAAACTTGTTCTGTGCAACCTTATTCATTTTGTATAAACTATCTATATTTCCATCAGCAAATTCATTAGCCATCATCAATGGTTTAAGGAAGTCAGGATTCTCCTTCGCAACCCTTCTCATTGTGTTAGACCAGTTTTTAGCGTCAGGTATTAACTCTTCAATAGCATTCTTATGTTCAAGTAAAGCTTGCTCGTTTAAAGCTTTTTGTGCTTTTTTAGATGATTTAGCTGTTTCCCATAGTCTTTTATTACGCAAAGTTCTACCAGAAAATGCTGCATTTAAACCTTTCTCTACCATCAGGTATTCGATTCTGTCAGCTATTTGATCTATCGCCTGATTAACAACTAAAGAGTCATCCATTAATCTGGCACCTTCAGCTATGTCAGAGATCTGTCCAGCTAAAGAAGTTGTAAGATATGCCTTTGCTTTAAGAACGTCCATATCAAGGATTTGTTTGTAGTAATCCTTCATGGCACCCATAGTCCCAGCGTAAGCAACATCATCAATAATCTTGCTGCCGTCGGACATTGTATTTTTAAATTCATCAAGCAACTTATACATAGCTCCCGGTTGCATCCTTGGATCTATAAGTATTTCAGTTAATCTTTCACCAGCTTCTGCTATTTGTTTTTGAGTTAAAACTTCTCCAGTACCTAATTTCTTAGAATATTTACCACCAGCTTTGATCTGTGCAGCTAAATTCTTAATTATTACTTCGTCAGTTCTTTTGGTTATGTCGAGACCATACTTTAAAGCAGCATTAGTTATAACACTTCCAAGTCTTCCATATGAACTTTGTACATTGTTAGCTATCTGAGCTGCGTCAGCAGCAGCACCTATTACACCATCAGGTGATTTACTAATTAAACCAGATTCCTTAACGTCAAAGACATCATGTACACCTAGTAACGGTTCTTTAGAATCAGGATTAGTTACTTTTAAATATGTTCCTAAGTTATCAAGCTCTTTCTCTCTACGAGCAGTATTACGCATAATACTATCCTCGATAGGATTGTCAGAGAATTTAATATCTGTGAACTCATCTGAAGTTAATTCTTTCAATCTTTGTTGATGATTAACATCACTAGCTATAAGTGCAGCCTTTTTGACACTGCGTCCAGCTTTAAATAAAAAAGCCATACCTTCAAGTATGTGACCAACAGTACCAAATACAGCACCCTCATTAACGTTTTTACTTCTCTTTATATCAGGGCTATCACCATCTCCGGTTGCCCAGACATCAGGTATAAACTGATAGGTTCTCGGCCAGAAGTCTTTAAGAGTAGCAACTAAGTTGTCATCAGTTTGGTTTTGTTCAGCTACGTAATCAACAGCCGTTGAGGTACCAACATCAGCACCAAACTTAGAAAACCATTGAAATGATTTTTTATTACCTAAGCGTTGTAACCATTGTGGTCCAAACTTAGCAACTTGTAATTTTGTTGCACCTTTAACCAACATGGATTTAAAACCCATAGAAGGTATAACTAAACCAGATATGGATCTTAGAGCTGTAGCTACATCAGATTCATACTTACCAACTTTAGGTACTTCTGGAATCTTAAATGGTTTACGTATTGCTCCAGTTGCAAAGTTAAAAGTATCAGTAATTGTATCTACAACACCTTGAGCTGGTGCTCCAGTTACCTCATACAAATCTCTTGCAAAAGGTGTACTAGCGTTAGGTCCCACTAAGGTACCTTCTGGATTATCTACTTTAAATAATCCTTCGGATCTTGAGTAGTCACCTTTACGTGCATCTCGTCTATCTTGAAATGTTTTGGAGTCAGTTTCCCCAGTTTCTTCAACAGGAATTTGGTCATCAATGCTTTGTACTTCATTAGCAAGCTCTGATTCATTTATTAATTCTTGTTGTTGTGCATCTAACTCTTCTGGACTTAGATATTGGTCACTGTCTCCCGTAGGAGTGTATGTCATTATTCCTCAGAATTTAATCGAACTATAGGTTGATCTCCGTAGATTTCTTTCACAAGTTCTTTGTCATTTATACCGTCAGGAGACATGCTTAAGCACAGTCTCTTAGCAGTGTGTTCGGGTAGGTTTTGTATGCCTACTTTTCTCATTAGGCAAACTAAATTTGGACTAGCATTAGTAT